GCCAACTTTTCGCATGGCGAAACAGATTTGCTGGGATTATGCGAAGCATTACACCCAGCACATTCCAGGCATAAAGGTGAACGAGTCCGAGCTTAGGATCGACTTCCCGAACGGCGCGAGGCTTCGATTGTTCGGAGCTGAGTCTGCCGAGTCGATGCGAGGTATCTATCTCGACTCAGTCGTGATGGATGAGCCAGCAGACTTTCCAGCGAACGTGTGGCCTACGATCATCAGGCCTACGCTTGCTGATCGTAGTACGCAAGATTCTCCAACTCGCGCCACATTCATTGGCACGCCGAAAGGTAAGAATGAGTTCTGGGAGATATTTGACAAGGCCAAGGATGATGGCGATTGGTATACCGCAATGCACAAAGCAAGCGAGACCAACATACTGCCGGAGGCTGAGTTAGAGGACGCGCTCAAGATCATGGGCGAGGATCGGTACGAGCAAGAGTTTGAGTGTAGCTTCGAGGCCGCAATCATGGGAGCGTATTACGGCACTGAGATGAAGCGCGCGACCGAGGAAAACAGAATAACGAATGTGCCATACGATAGATCGATGGGCGTTGTTACAGCATGGGATCTCGGGATTGGAGATAGCACTGCGATATTCTTTGCTCAGTTTGTAGGCGCTGAAGTTAGGATAATCGACTATTACGAAAACTCTGGAGTCGGCCTCGATCATTACGCTAACGTGTTGCAAGATAAAAAATATCTGTACGAATCTCACATTCTCCCGCATGATGTGCAAGTCAAGGAACTAGGCACGGGCAAATCCAGGCTTGAGACGCTAGATAATCTTGGAATTAGGCCTGTCGAAATAGCACCGAACCTACGAGTTGACGATGGCATTCAGGCAGTACGATCCATGTTGGATCGATGCTGGTTTGATGAGAAGAAGTGTAATCGAGGGATTGAAGCGTTGAGACAATACCAGCGAGACTTCGATGAGAAGGGCAGAACGTGGCGAGGTAGACCGAGGCACGATTGGACTTCGCACGGCGCTGACGCGATGAGATACTTGGCCGTCGGCCATAGGCCGATGCAGACAAGCTGGGGCGAACCGATTAGACGTAACTTGAAAGGTATTGTGTAGTGAATCTATTGCAGTTGATCAAGATGGGCAGAGTGATAGATCCGCGTGTTGCCCCAAAAGTAAACGATGCAGAGAGAGTACGCAATCTCTTATTCAGAACTGAAACTACTGGAGTTACAGATCCAAAGCCGGTAAGCATATTTGATTTTGAAGGACGGCCATTTATATCTGGCATGTCGGATAGAAGTCAGGCTGGCGAGACGGTAACAAACATCAACGGAGTTCAGTTAGCAAGGCCAGTCAATCTTGAGGGCGGACAGAATTACATGTTCCAGAATCCAGGATTGCTATGGGCAAATGCTCCAACTGAGGCAAAGTATATAAATGATTTTGCACAGCATTTAAGAGGACAATACGGGAAAGATCCGCTATATCTTCCTTGGAGGATGGGGCCAGCATCTGCAGACTCATCAACAATGACTGGCGACGTGATGTTAAGTTACGCGCAATCTGCGCTAGGAAAGCGTGACAAAAACGCAGTCAACAAATACATCAGAGAAAATTACATACCTGATTGGTACGGTCTTGATGATCCAAGATCGATGGGGCAATGGAATAATTTAAAAGCAAGCAAAAGGGCTGACTTTGTAAACAAGTTTGGCAACGTCGGTAACGTTAATCAGTTTGGCGGATTGACAACTGGAGAGGCAAGGGCAATCGTCACTGAGCCGTTTCAGTATTCAGCGCCTGACATGAGATTGCAAAACGTCGGACTGTTAAGTGGCAGAAATATAGTTCCATCAAAACACAGCACATATAAGGCGGCTTTTGAAGGAGAAGGACTTGGAAAGCTGATAGAAGGTGACGTAACTCCTTTTGACCTTAATCCTACGATGAAGGCAAAAGCAGGATTTGCTGACTACGAAAGAAATGTTGATCGAGCAAACTTGACTGGCGACGATATGACTTCATTGATGTTCAACGTCGTCGGAGGACAGATAACCGACAAAGTGCTAAAGAATCTTGAGAAGGCAGGAGTAACTGCGGCTGGTCTTGCAACGATAGGGGCCGCCGGAGCTTCGCCGCCTGAATTCTTAGATCGCATATACAATCCGCAGAACCATAAGTTCATCATGAACAATGACGGCACGATATCTACGCATCTGATGGCCGCCGAAATGGACAGGGATGGCAACTGGTATGTGTTCCCGCTCATTCAAGAGGATGCCGATGGCAACTTGAATGATTACAGGAATGACTTTGATACGGCGATGGAGAAAGCAATAACCAGTGGCAACTTCTTGCCGTTTGGTCAAAACAAAGATGCGGCATTAGAGTTCAGCAAGAACTACAAGCAAGGAACGCCGCTCGAAGATTTCAATCCAATGAAGCCAACCATTCAGCAGAATATGGAGTCAATGATAAATACTCCAAGACGTGCTGAGGTAACGCCAATTAAGAGAAATGCGGCATTAGGTATCATTTCAGATGCATTTAAGCTTGGAAAAGATGTTTTGAACGATATGCCAAATTTAAAAGCGTTAGTTGGACAAGCATTTGGCGATGTAGGATTTGGAGCAGAAGTAGTCGGCGCTCCAGGCAGAGAGCCGGATAAGGTCGAAGGAACATTGCCTCTTGGAGATTTTATTTATGGCGAAGCTCCAGAAGGATTCAATGAACTATCTTATGGATTTACTCCAACTGATCAACAATTGGTAGATGCTGGTTTGCTTGGAGCGGGAGCCGCAAAGCCAATAATAAGAAGCGCAAAAGCAGTTGCAAAAGGCGGCAAAGCATTGTTAGAGGGCGCTCCAGAAGTGGCTGGCCGCATGTATGAAAATGCTATGAATGCAATTGGCGCAAATAGATATATGATGCCACCAAGCGGAAATCCGGCTAAACAATTAGAAGGATTTTATTCTCCATTAGAAAGAGCCGCTCAAAACTTTAAAAGAAACTCAGGCCCAGGCCAAGGATATTTAAACGATTTGAGTGGGCTAGAAGGCGTAACCAAAGAAGAGATTGAGTGGATAGGCCTTGATAAGTTTCTTAAAAGCAAGCCTAACTTTACTAAAGAAGAAGTTCAAAAATACATCGCTGATAATAGAGTAACTCTTGAGGAAGTTGAATTCAACAATAGGCCTATTGAGTGGACTCAAGAAATGAAGGATGTATTAAATGAGATGAAAACAGTTAATAACGAAAGCCCAGAATATGCTGATCTTTCTTTGAGATTAATTGATTTAAAGTTGGCTCAAGAAGCTAAACAAAAAGCTCAATATGCTAATAACGGATATACGCTTCCGTATGGATCTAATAATACAGAACTTGTTTTGAAGTTACCTAAATCTAAATATGTAGATTTTCCTGGGCTTGAACATTACTTGGGAGAAACAAATAATTTAGGATGGATAAGGTTAAATGAAAGAATAGATACAGACGGCAAAAGAATGCTGTTTATAGAAGAAATTCAATCAGACTGGCATCAAAAAGGTAATGTATGGGGATACACAAAACAAAAAACTCCAATGAAATATCATGTTGATAAAGATAAAGAAACAGGTAATTTTTTAATTACTGATCAAAATGGAAATCCAGTTACAGATAGAAAAGGAAGAGAAGTACGTTATTTTGACTCTGAAGATGCGGAAAAGTATGCTGACAGAATAAACGCAGAAGGATCGCATCAAGCCCCAGAATCGCCTTTCAAGGATAGTTGGTACAAATTGTTGATGAAAAGAGTAATGAAGTATGCGGCCGATAATGGTTACGACCGAATTGGATTAATTGGATCAGATAAAATTGTAGAAAGAACTGGGCCAGGAAGGCACAACAGAATATTGTTAAACAATATGAAATGGTATGATCAAATTTATCCAAAGTTTTTAAAACAATATGGCGAAAAGCACGGCGGAAAGTTTGGAGAAACTTACATTAATATCGGGGAAGAATCTCCATACAAAATTAAATACCTAGATTTGACCGGAGACCTAGAATCTAAAGTTAAAGGTGGGCAACCGATGTTTAACGTTGCCCCAGTAGCAACTGGCGGTTTAATTAGCCAAAATAAAGAAAACAATAGAAAAAATGCCAGAAATCTGGATACTGGACTCTTGTTTTAAGGAATAGAGCATGGGGATTTTTGACGAAATTATTGCAAAGTTTAGAGGCCAATCTAGCGAGCCTAACTTTAACGTAGAGCCTGATGGCCCTCCATCTCAAACTATTGCTCAAGCTCCAATGATGAATCAGGGATTATTAGACGTAGGATCTGTACTGCCTAAGCAACAATTGCAAGATGACAGATACAAACAATCTAAGATTAGAAAAGTTGTTGCTTCGAGGCCTGGCGAGACTGATTACGAGCTAGAAAATGGCGCTATTATCACAACAACTGGCGTTGTATCTGATAGGACTAACAATCCTGGCAACATAACAGTGCCACAGTATTATCCAAATGATCCTCGTAAATCGTTTGAAAAAGCAAAAAAAACGTTATCTTGGTTTAAAAATGCGGTTGACTTTATTGGCCCATTTAAAGAGCAAACTAAAGGCGGCAAAGATGTATTTCAGTATTATCCAGTTTATCAAAACCAACAAGATGGCAATGAAGCCGCAAGGTTATTATTAACTAGAGGAAAGGCTTACACAGGAAAGTCTATTAAGTCTGCTCTTGCTACTTGGGCTCCACTAAAAGGTGACGATACTACTCAATATACAAATACTATTGTTAATGAAATTAACAAAAACGTACCAAAAGGTCAAAAAGTTACGGAAAATACGCTTATCAAAGATTTAAGCGATGCTCAAATGAAATATTTTCAAGCTGGCATGAAAAAGCAAGAGGGATCTGGAGCTAAAGCGCTTCAATCATTTGTTAAGAGCGCGGGAAGAATGCAACAAGAAGGTTTGATAGGAAAAGATCAAATGAATATTTTAGATATGCTCCCTGGGAATTTTTAAATGACAATCACAAACTACACAAACCTACAATCGACGGTCGCAGACTTCCTAAACCGTAGCGATTTGACTAGCGTCATACCTACGTTTATTCAGTTGGCCGAGGCGCAGATTAACCGCGACGTGCGTCATTACAGTATGGAAGCAAGAAGTTCTGCGCAACAAGACGCTGGCGACGAATATATGCAAGTTCCGGCAGATTGGATTGAAACAATCAGGATGCATGTACAAGGCACTGGAACCACAACGCTTGACCTAATATCCAGAGCCTCCATGTCTGATAAACGAGAGGGCGCGGAAGATATGTCTGGCAGGCCTGAGTATTATTGCCATGCAGATGGCCAATTTCAGCTTTATCCAACGCCAGACGCTCAATATGAAATTGAGTTACTTTATTACCAAAAAGTGCCTGATTTGGCCTCAAGTAGCACAAATTGGCTATTAACAAGCGATCCTGACATATATTTGTATGGAACTTTGATGCATTCTGCTCCATACTTACAGGAAGATGGTAGGGCAACGGTTTGGGCTTCTCTTTATTCTGCCGCAGTGCAAAGATTGAATGAGAGTTCAGAGAGATCCA